AAAGCCTTTGATAAGTTCTACGCAATGTACGAAATTAGTAAATTACCTAACGTAGAAATACAGGAAGTAACAAATAAAACAGAAGAAGCCCCTAAATAGGGGCTTCAGTTCGCTCGACTTAAAATTCTCTAAGGCATGATGGGCGGACTTTTAAGTTTTCATCGCGTTCTGCATCCATACTACCACATATACCTACGGTATAATAATGCGTCAGCCTCGGTGGTGAAACGGTAGACACGACAGACTTAAAATCTGTTGTCGCAAGACGTACGGGTTCGAGTCCCGTCTGAGGCATAGGAGAAGAGATGGCAGCAACACTTAAGTATATTCAACCTGACGCAGAAGCTTTTATGATTCACTTGGCTCGTGTATCGTCAAGTAATGAGGATAACCCAGAATACATACGATTACTCAATAAGTGTATGCGTGACGGACATTGGTCTGTATTTGAAATGGTTGACGTAGTAATGGAGATCTATACGTCAAGGGCTGTATCTGCCCAGATTTTGCGCCACAGAAGCTTTCATTTCCAAGAGTTTAGCCAGCGCTATGCTGATCCATCAAAGATTGAAATGGACCTGCCTACAATGCGTAAAAAGGGCAGCAGTAATAGGCAAGGTAGTTTGCCATACACAGACTCTGAAATGCAGTTCACAATGGACAACAAGGCGCTTGCGTCCGTGCTTTATGCGGTGCGCACATACCAAGAGTTAGTGGACAGCGGTGTTGCATTAGAGTCAGCACGGTTAATATTGCCTATGTGTGTAGGCACACGACTGTACATGAAAGGTACTGTGCGAGACTGGTTACACTACTGCCGTGTACGCATGGATGGCCACACTCAAAAAGAACATCAACTGGTAGCAACAGATTGCTGGAATGTTTTGAAGGAAGTGTTACCTAACACCACTGCAGCATTTGAGGAGTATCACATGTAATGGATTCTATGGGAAATGTAGAGACATTACTGATTGCTAAATGTAACGATTCTGACGTAAGCGTTACACATAAAGCAGATGGTACGTATCTCGTAGAATGGGCAGATCAATGGAGGCAGGTGGCAACATTACCAGCAACGGTGTTGCTACTGGATTTCATACAAGGCACAGGTATGAAAATACCGTGGCGATTTATGCAGGACATTGCAATACAAGCAATAAGCAGAATGTTGGAGGAAGAAAATGACAATCATCAAGAAGAGTAATGTGTCGGATATCGAAGTGCAGCAGGTAACACCAGAGCTTTATGTACTTACAGTACTTGGCGAGAACAAAGGTGAATACAAGCTAGAAGATCTTGCAGTTGAGGTAATCAAGCTTAAGCAGTCTGTAAAGATCCCAAGTAAGTGGTGCAACGAGTTGGCATATGTAGCACTTACACATCTAATGAATAAGCAGAAAGCACTGAATGAAATCTAAGAGTCTTGAATTTCAGTGGTGCGGTAGTGACGAACATTTAAGCGGACACGAGCCAGTAAGGAAAACTACGTTATCTTCTGGCTTAGATGTCAAAGCTTACGTGAAGAAACCAGTCACAATAAAGCCCGGACAAACTACGTTAATACCAACAGGCTGGAAAGTAAAAATGGATCCAGCATACGAGCTACAGGTTAGATCCAGAAGTGGACTAGCCTTAAAGTATGGAGTCCATGTACTTAACTCACCCGGAACAGTAGATGCCGACTATCAAGGTGAAGTAGGTGTAGTACTGCACAATGCAGGACAAGAACCATTTGTAGTGATCGACTGTATGGCAATTGCACAGTTAGTTCTGTGTCCAGTAGAGCGATGTCATGTAACTATCGTGCAGACAGGTAACTTGTTTGACGAAACTACAGATCGTGGATCTGGCGGGTTTGGTTCCACTGGAGAGTTTTAATGGACAACGGTCATTATCGAAAACATAAAATACAGACCGTCCATTGTGCTTGGGAATGGGATTTGACGTGGGCAGAGTTCAATGCCGTTAAATATATTGAACGAGCTGGAGATAAACCCGGTTCAACATATAACGACGACATTAATAAGGCAATATGGTATCTAGTAGCAACAGTCACTCACAGTGACACGTTTGCTCAGACCATTGTAAATATGATTGAAGAGTATTCTAAAGGTAAGACTCAATCGTCGTAGTCGCAACCACACTCGGATTTCATCTTTCCACAATCAGGGCATTTGCTGTCGGACTCGACGCGCTTGCCCTTTTTCATTCCCTTTTTCATGCCCTTCATCATGCTTGTCTTGTACATGCCTTCAGGTTTCATTTGCTTAAGATCTCTTGCCATAGCCGTAGTTTACTATAAATGAAAACAACGTGCATATACCGTATTACGGTATAATGTAAAAGGAGGAAGTTATGTTTAATAACGTGTCATTAGTTGGTAGGTTAACAGATGATCCTGTTACAAAAGAATCGCAACTTGGTAAAAGTTACACAAGTTTTTGCATTGCAGTTGATCGCAGGACAAAAGATAAAGAAGCTGATTTCTTTAACTGCACGTTATTTGGTAATTCTGGTGTAGCACTAAACGAGTATGCACAAAAAGGCCGAATGATTGCGGTAAGTGGCAAGGTGCAGATTGATAAGTACACAAACAAGGAAGGTGTTAAGACTCAGTCTGTTAAGGTTATTGTAGATAACTGGTCACTATTGGATAGCCGTAAAGAACAAGTCGAAGCACCTGCACAAAAACAAGTTAAGGTGGACGATATTGAAGATCCGTTTGCAGATGATTAATCTAATAGGTTGTTAAGTAACGCTACGTTATATGCTTTTAATCTAGCTCCTACTCCGCTTACACCTAGTTTAAAGTAGGCGTTCTCTAGATAAAAATGAACAGTCCTTGGGCTAATGTTTAGCTCAAGGGCTATTTGTTTGGATGTCTTCTTTTTACCTACTAAGGCAATGACTTCCTTTTCGCGTTTAGATAATTCCATAGTGCTGTCATTTTACCGCAAGTAATGTATTGCCACGTTAGGCGGTGTATGATAGGGAAGAGGTGTAGCAAATGGGAGTTATCAAAAAGTACCAAAATCCTGCAGGTGGATTAAACGCAGCAGGTCGCGCACATTTTAATCGCACTACTGGATCTAATTTAAAACCACCAGCTCCTAATCCAAAAACACCAAAAGATGCTGCGCGACGTAAATCCTTTTGTGCTCGTATGGAAGGCATGAAACGTTCGCGTACTAGCGCAAAAACCGCTAACGATCCAAATAGCCGAATTAATAAATCGTTACGTGCATGGAATTGTAACTAGCATGCTTAATCAAATGCATAAATACGTCAATCATCTATCACGCAACAAGATTTTTGCGGTTGAAAAAGATGAACATAATCTGAAGAATACACCTACTGAAAAACAATTGTTGGCCATGGAGAAAAGGGAGCATAAGTTAAAAACTATTCCCACGATGTCTCAGTTACTAAAAATAGAAAAGAAAGAGCATGGCAACAAAAAAGCACCCCGGTTTTAAAGCTGTTCAACAAAAGATAGCGTCGCAACAAGGCGTATCTTTAAAGTCCGCTGGAGCAATCCTAGCGTCTTCTACCCGTAAAGCGTCAGCTGCGGCTAAGAAGAAAAATCCACGACTCAATAGAGTCAAGTAGAGGTGTACAATTATGATGAGAAACGCAGCTGCATCGCGTGGTAAAGCGATGGGCATGGCAGCATTACTAGGTATGGCTAAGCAAGCTAAAGGCAGTGCAAAGCCAGCACCAAAGAAAAAGGCTGCACCAGCACGTGGTAAGGCACGCGGTAAGGCTCCAATGCCTCCGATGGGTCCGGGTGGCCCAATGGGACCAATGGGTTATTAGGTAGGTAAATATGGCATCGTTACTGTCTAGTTTAATCATGGGGCAACCCGGTCAAGCAACGGATAAAGATAAAGTTAATCAAGGTGCGCAACCACCAGTGCCTCCAACTCCTCCAGCTGGTGGTGCGCCAGGATTACCGTCTATTCCACCTGTTGCACAGCAGCAACCAACTGGACAGCAACCGCCATCAAATCAGCCATCCGGAGGACCAGTATTTCCTGCTCCTCCGGGTTTTAATCCAATTCAATTTGACCCTATTGCAAGTATGTCAAAGGTTTTTGGAAACCTTCCACAAGCCACAGGAGGTGCACCGGGATCTGTACTTGGACAAACAAAGGCTGAAACAGTAACAAAGATTGATCCTAATACATGGGATATGGCAGCCATTCAGCCAAAGGCTGCGCGACTAGATTGGTATTTACGTTCGCAGAAATCTGGATCACTTACTAGTGGTGCTGATTTATTAAAAGGTATGCAGTCGTTTCTGCAAAGTGAGGCATCTGGTAAATCACAGACAGCAGGTACAACTCGTGCAGATATAACTGGTGATGATCCATTTTTAAAGACAGTTAGTTATGCTACGTCGTTGTACAACAATGGCGGAACCGTTGAGCGTAAGATGGCTGATGCTTATGCTAATGGATTGATGTACATGACATCTGCATTAGCACGTAATGATCAGCAAGGTGTTGATGCAGCTAAGTTTTATTTAAGTGACTTAAGCGATTACACAGTAGAAGATTTCCGAAGTCCTAAAACACAAACGTATTTTGCCAAGCAAGCTGCGTCAGTAGTAAAACCGTACGTATTAAATAAATCATCCGACGAACTTACTAAGATGTCGGAAGAAGTTAAACCGGAAGCTGTACGGAAAAAATTACTAGGTAACGTTTTATACGACTACGTACAAAGTCGTTTCACGGATTTACGAACCGAAGCACAATCGGGAAGTCCAACTGCAAATGCTGCTCGTAAAACATTAAATACATTTACTAAGATGTATGGTGACTTGGCACGTCCAGCAATCGAAGGGCAGCGTGACAAACAAGTTGAAATGTTTATGGAGTCACCGCAAGGTCGTGCTCTTATTGACGATGCCTACGATCAATTCGATGGCCAAGGCTTATTTAATACACAAAAAGCAAAAGACCTTGTTACACGCATGGGTCAGAAAATTAAGTCAACTCAAGGTACTGGTTCTTTTGATCCAGCTAATGACGTTACTCCACAAGAATTAAAAGATTTCTTTGGTCAAACAAAAATGAAGCGCTATATATCTAGCGCAATTGACATTGATCCAAATATTAGTGATGAGGCATTACGTCGGTTTGAATTAGACCCGTCAAATGTAGATGACGATGAAATGTATGGTGCACTGACACCATCCGGTGTTGCTGCACTTTATGGCAAGAAGGACGACTCTCTTGTTGGAGACGTAGGTCGTGCTGGGCGTCCAGACCCATATATGTATGATCTATCGTCTAACTTCTCGGCTAATCAAACACAAGCACCATCTACATTGTCTGGTGGTAATACAGGGCGTATTAGGTCACGTGCTGAGCTTGCAGGTGCAATGGCATCTGGATTAGGTTTAAGTGAAGCACAGTTAGAGCAAGCAGCCCGTAAGTTGTTCTCTAATACAGACGATATTTCTGAGTTTGTAAATGCAGGTATGAATGATTACGACATTGAGTCGGATATTCTGCCAAAGGTACAGACCGACATTAAGTCGTCCCGCATTTCGCAAACAGGTGGCATAAAAACAGCTGGTACATCCACGGGTACATATAACTTA